TGTAAAACTGATTGCCTGGCGCGGCGGGCGTAATCATCGGCAGCCAGTCGGTTTGCAGGTTTTCCAGCGCGGGCAAGGTAACGCGCAGCGCGTGGCGGCTGGCATCTACGGCAGCAACCGTGCCAAATTGCAAGGTGGCGGCGAAGTTATGGCTGGGCTGGCGCATCATTGTGTTCACTTTCTTCTGCAATATATTCAACCATTTTGATTTCCAAATCCGTGATATAACCGCGCGATTTGCTGTAATCATGCCGCGCCTGTTTCACCAGATAGCGTCCGCTAAATTTACCCATGCGCTGCAATTCAATCACTTGCCCCGCCACCAGCAGCGCATTGCCAAACAGCGTGATGTTGCCCGCGCAGCGTTCCTCTTGCGCGTCTTGCAAGGCGGCATCGGCGCGGGCGTTGGTTTCGGCTTGGCTCTCGCCCTTGTTGGCCGTGATTTTCAGCGTGTCACCCGAAGTGTGCCGTTTGGCTTTGCCGCGCAGCGGTTGGGTTTTGCGCTCGGCGCGAATGGCGCGTTTCTTTTTCGCATCGTAGCCTGTTACCACCGCCTTATCGGGCGTGCCTTTAATCAAATCGCGGATACGAATGGAAAGCAGGTTTTCAGGCTGCATCACCAGCACCGCTTCTTGCTGCGAGAGCGCATCGTTGCGGGTAAACACCAATTTTTTGTCCACAATTTTAAACGTGTGCCCATATTGCTTTGCCAGCCGCGCCAGAAACTCCACATCGCGCTCTTGATACTGCGTGATGCGTTGGATTTTGATGGGCTTGATGCTGCCTGAAACCGTGAGTTTCAGCCGTGCGGCGATGACTTTCACAATATCCGCCAGCATCATGTTTTCGTAGGCTTTGGGCTGCAAGGTACGATTGGCGTGGCGAATGCCTGTGGACAAGGCTTTCAGCGACACCACGTCGCCGCTTTGCTGATTACGCTGCCATTCAATTTCCGCCAGCTCAAAGCTACCCCAGTTGATGATGCCTGTGAACTGGTCGCCGCAGCCTAGGCTGAGTTTGTCGCCTTGTTCGGGAAACCATGAGCGCAGCCAACGCCCGTCCACATCTTCAAAATGCAGTTGCAATTCGTCCGACTGCTCGCCCAAGTAATCGGTGTAGCTAAACGACAGCAAATACGGCTCTACGCTGGCGGTAATGTCTTTTTGCTCGTAGGTTAAAACGCAGTTTGGGCGGGTAACAGGGTGCGTGGTCGGCGGTGGCGCGGTCAAAGGTTTTTTCAGGCTGCCTGAAAGGCTATCCGAAACGCGGTCTAATAGGCTGTCTAAAATCATCATCAATCTCCAAACCGTCAATTTTGAAACCAAGGGGGCAACAAATCCTGCCGCTGCGTCTCGCTCTGCCGCACCACAGGCACAAACACGGTTAGCCCACTGGCAAACTGCTCGGCAAGCGGCAGATGCGGGTTGGCGGCAATCAGGCGGTTAATCGCCAGCGCGTTGCCGTAATGCTTGTGGGCGATGGTGTCCCAGCGGTCGCCGTCCTGCGTGGTGTAAACCAAAATGCCGTTGATGCTCATGCGCCGTCTCTCCTTGCCGCCACAAATGCGGTCAGCGTTTGCACCGCCGCCGCGCCGTTGCCCAAACTTTCCGCCGCCGCATCCAGCGCGGCAACGCCCGCGCCAAACCAGCCGCCCACGCTGCCGCTCTCTATCCCCGCGCGAAATTCGCCCACCGCGCTGCCCATCTGCTGCGCCGCCTGCGCCGCTTGGGCGGCAAACTGCGCCGCGCCCGCCAAATCGCCAAAGCTCTGCACGATTTCAGGCAGCCCGTTTAAATGGTCAAGCGCGCCACCCGCCACGCCCAGCACATCGCCCACCAAATTCAGCACGCCTGCGGGGTCGTTTTTAATCTCCCGCGCCGCCTGAATCAGGTTTTGCATCGCGCCGATGTCGTTTTCCACCGCGTGGTAGATTTTGACCGCCGTGCCGATTTTTTCCGCAATGGGATTCAGCGCGTTTTGCATACTTTCAGGCAGCATTGCCAGCAGCGGGTTTTGTTCGCCCGCAACCACCGCAGGCGCAGGCAGCGGGTTGTTTGGGTCGCCGACAAATTCTTTTAGTTCTACGTCTATTTCCCGCGCGGCGGTACGTCCGTTTTTATCCATCTGCAAGGTGCGCGCCGTGAGCCGCTCAATCACAAACCAGCCGACAAACCGCCCTGTGCCATACACCAAACTCACCGCCTGCTGCGCTTCTTTGGCGACAATCAAGCCGTGATAAGCCGCGTCCACATCGCCCAGCTTCCAATGCAGCTTTAAGCTAAACCGCAGCTCGGTCAAAGCATTGCCCATCGCTTGCAAACGCGGTCGCCCCGCCAGCACATCATGCTGAGCAAACTGCGCCGTGTGGGTTTCCTCCAAGCTGGCAAAGCTGCCCAGCAGCTCAAACGTTACATCGCCCAGTTGTGCAAACATCAATACGCCCTCCGCTCGCGCTCCGCCATCAGGCGTCGGAACAGTTGTTCAAATTCGTGCAATCCCATTTGCAACGCCGTTTCAATCTCGCGTGGGTTGCCGCCTGCCGCGTTAATCGTGGGCGAAAAATGCACCACCATGCTGTTGCCGTTTGCGTTTTGCTGCTGCGCCTGCTGCTCTCTGCGCGCTTGGCGCAAGCCGTCCGTGCCTGCCGACAAACGCGCCGACAAATCGCTGCGAAAGCCGCCCATGCGCTCGGCAAAACGGTTTTTCAGGCTGCCCGCCAACTGCGCCACACGGCTCACAGGCAGCGGCGCGCCTTGGTTTACGCCAATCGCCAAGCCCTGCGTGATATAGCCGCCGAAAGCGCGGAACACACGGCTGGGGGAATGGATGTCCATCACGCTGGCAAAGGCGTTTTTAGCTCGCTGCGCCAAGTTCTGAATCGCCGCCATCACGCGCCCTGCGGCAGCCTGAATGCCGTTGACCAAGCCGTCAATCAGCATACCGCCGAAGCCTGTAAACTGCGCGGGCAGGGTAACGCCAAACCAGCTCATCACAGCGGCAAACGCCTGATAAAACACGCCCAACGGCGACCAGTTGGCAATCAATGCCAAGATACCCGACAAGCCGCCGTTAAACGCGCTTTGCACGTTTGCCCACGCGTTGGCAAAAAAGCCTGTAATCGCATTTGCCACCGCGCCCACCGTGCTGGACAAACCCTGCCACAGCAGCTTCGCCCCGCCGACCACGCCGTCCCAGCGTGTGTAGAGCAAATAAGCGGCGGTTGCCAGCAAAGCCAGCGCAATACCAATGGGGTTTGCCAACAAAAACGCGCCCAAGCGGGCAAAACCCTGCATCAAAATGGGGATATAGCTGCCCAGCGTAGCAAAGCCGCGCAGCACCCAGCCCAAGCCCGAGCCGAGCAGGCGCAGGCTGCCTGAAACCGCGCCGCCGATGCGGGAGAATGCCGATAAAACCATGCTGGCACTTCTTGCCGACAAGCCCAGCAAGCGGAACGCCGCAATGCCACGTCCAAAGCGCAGCAACTGCATTGCGCCGCGCACCCGCAGCAAAGCCGCGTTAAACGACAAAATTTTGCCTACCGTGCCAAACAGCAGGCTGCCAAGCAGGCTAAAACCATAGCGAACAACCAGACTGCCCGCCTTAAAGCCCGCAAACGCAGCAATGGCGAGGTAAACATTTTTAATCAGATTAGGGTGCGCCTGCGCAAAGCGGATAAACTGCTCCACCATCGGCTTTAAGCTGTTGAGCAAATCATTCACCGCAGGCAGCATTACCGAGCCGATGCTGATGGCTAAATGCGCCAGCTGGTTTTTAAACAGTTGCCAGTTATTCGCCGTGGTCGCGCTACGGGCGGCGAACTCTTTATCCATGCTGCCTTCAAAGGCAGGTTTGCCGTCCTTGCCTGTGTCTTTGAGCGCGTTGATGGATTTCTGATAAGTCTCAATACTGCCCGCCAGCACGGCTACATCATCGGCGTATTCCAAGCCAAACAAATCCACCAGCGTGCCCATTTGGTCAGCTTTGGGCAGTTTGTTGAGTTGTTTCAAAAAGTCCAGCAGAGCTTGCTCGCCGTTTTGCGTGATGTTCTTTTTTAGCTCCTGCGCCGATGTGCCCATTGCCTTTAAGGCAGCCTGAAACTTCGCGCCCTGCTTATCCGCTGTTTGCAGCTTGGTCAGCATACCATTGATGGCTGTACCCGCCACTTCGGGCGGTTTGCCCAAGCTGATAAACGCGTTGGCAAGCGATGCAGTTTGCAGCTCGGTCAAGCCAAACTGCTTGGCAACGCCGCCCACGCGCCCGAGCGTGGTAACAATATCGCTGGCTTTGGCGGGGCTGCTGTTGGATAGGTGGTTGATGGCATCGCCCAGCTTGCCGATTTGGG